CAATTCAGCCGCTCCCGCACAGTTCACGATCGGACGCACCGGGCTAGACTGCGACAAACGGGCGGCATTCCTCCTTAACCTGTCCGTTCGTCGCATTCTGTCATCCGGCAAAGAATATGAGGATATCACCCGCAAGGAATTCGCGGATATCCTGACCTGGTCGACCGGGCCGTACCGAGATGAGTCGTTATTGCAAGGATTCCTGTACCGCGATGCCGCTTAATGAACTGACCGCGCTGGCATCACTAGCCATTAACGTGATTCTGGCGATTGTCACGTTAACCGTTCGCGCATCCGTGTCGGAGATGGCGGCAAAACAGCAGGCGCAACGAGCCGAAGACCGCGAAGAGATGCGGCAATGGATCGAGACACGGTTTCTATCGTCACGTGAAGCCGATACGCGACTGATTGGACTGGAGCAGCGAACCGAAGATCACGAACGACGGCTGCGACGTGTTGAGCAGCGACGGAATAGGAGTATCCAGCCAGAATGACTTACACAGAAGCGCACAACGCCACAGCGGACCAGCCGATACGTAGCCTCATCACGTGGAATACGTTTGAGAACACTTACGGCGTGCTGCTGGATCGTCCCGTTATGCCGGGCTTGTTTTACACGGAAGACCCCGATGAATTGAGGGAAGCCGTTTCGCTATTGAATAGCGGCACTAGCCACCACGCAAACAGATCATATGGCACCGAATTCACCAACACCGGCGCGAAGATCGGCGAAACCATCAACATCAGAAAACCAATCAGGTACATCGGGCGAGACGGAAACGCATAATGCTCCGTATCGCCACTGACGCCAATAAAAACCGCTTACTCGACGCGATTGCCACGACCGGCAACCTGAAGCGTGCGTGTGAACAGACCGGCATCAGTGCGGCGAACCACTATTCCTGGATCAAGCGCGATCCAGCCTATGCGGCGGCGTATGAGGATGCCGCAAACGAAGCGGCCGACATGCTTGAAGCTGAGGCGTTCCGTCGTGGGCATGACGGTGTAGATAAACCAGTGTTCTACCAGGGCGCGGAATGCGGAGCCGTTCGGGAGTACTCGGATGGCCTGCTGACGCTGCTACTCAAGGCGCGACGGCCAACTGTGTTCGGCGACAAAATCAAGCAGGAGATTATCGAGAAGCACGAGTTACAGGATATCGACCTATCGAAGGCCACACCGGAAGAACTGGACACGATTGAAGCGATTCTAAAGAGGCTCAAGGTTGGAACTGACACTAGCGCATATTGAAGCCGAACGCCTGCGCCGCAAACGAAACAAGATCGAATCGTTCTTCCCCGATAACGGGCCGTATCGCCGTGAGTTGTACCCGAAACATACGGAGTTTTTCGCGGCCGGCGTGTCGCACCGGGAGCGGCTGTTTCTAGCGGGAAATCGTGTCGGTAAGACCGAGGCGGGCGCGTTCGAGGTAACCAGCCATGCGACGGGCAAGTACCCGGCATGGTGGACAGGCAAGCGGTTCAGCAAGGCGCAGAACTGGTGGGTGGCGGGCGATACAAGTAAGACCGTCCGTGACATTCAGCAGTACAAGCTAATGGGTAGGCCGGGCGAGTTCGGCACAGGCATGATACCAGGCGCTTTGCTTGGGCCGACGAAGCCGAAACAGGGCATACCGGACGCGATAGAAACGGTGTATGTGAAGCATGTATCGGGCGATTACAGCACGATCATGTTCAAGTCATACGACCAGCGGCGTGAGGCGTTCCAGGGGACCGAAATGGAAGGCGGTATCTGGCTCGATGAGGAATGTCCGATGGATATTTACACGGAGTGCCTGACGCGACTGATGACGACGGAAGGGCTGTTGATTTTGACGTTCACGCCGTTAAACGGGTGGACTGATGTAGTGGATTCGTTCTTAAAGAAAGAGGCGGCATGATTAGATTTATTGGATACGAGAGCAACATATCAGTTTTTTTTGAGTGCGATTGCTGCGGGCATCGGATAAACAACTCCGACAAGGGGCGCGCCGTCTGGTTTACCGACAAGATTGTTAACGGAGATGACTGCGTATCTGTAGAGCAGGGCATATCGTTTCACTATCACGGTAAATCGAAATGTCTGGAGGAGGCGCAGCAGCGCGAGATGGAGCAGGGCAGACGGGCCTACTCGGAAACGCTCACGGCGCACGTGGTGCGCCTGGCTGGGAGCTTCAGCAAGGGATATCTAGCGGGGGCCAAATGAAGCATGCTGTACGGCTTACTGCGATCCTGGCCTGCTGGATTGCGATAGCCGTAGAAGTGGTGATTCTTCCGGCGAAAGTGGTTAGCCTGCTGCTGACCAGTTACGCATCGGGTGTTGCGGACGAACTGGAGGGGAAATGAAGGAGTACAACACGCTGAAGGAGATACTTGAGGACCACCCGCGCGGCGGAACGGTTCGAGTAACGGAAGAGCTTTGTAGCAAACTATTAGATAACCAGCATCTCTACTCTAAGCGGATCAGTGAGCCGCGAAGCGATCCAAGAACCTTTCTCGACCGCGCCGCCGTAATTCTACTGTTCGGCCTGATGATCGGTTATTTCATCGTCGGGCCGATCTTCGTTTATGTCATGGAGTGGTGAACCGATGACGATGAGTGTTTTTATTTGGCTGACAAGTGTAGTTGGGGGAATTTGGTTTGTGTGGGCACTTGTTCACCTTGTATTGGGAATTATTGAATTAGTGGGTAACCACAGATGACCATACCCGGACTACATGGAATCGAAGTATTCGAGTTCTGCACGTGCTTACAGGAGGATGGCTACATTCTCCAGGGGGATGCTGTCAAGTGGGAGCGGCGCGGCCATGTCGGGGCGACCATGCGCGTCCGTCCAGCCGAAGGGTTTGAGTTCTTCTATAACGAAGTGACGGAATCGTTCGACGTGACGCCGTGCCTGGAAAAGCCGATTACCTACACGATTCAGTTTACGGCCAGGACCGCAGCAGCAGAGAAGGAAGTCCAGAGCCTGCTAAATGCGGTTGCGCGGCACACGACGACGTTTAGCGATTTCAGAAAAGAGGTGAGCTAGTGATTGCATTTTTACGTAAACTTTTCGGCCTCCACGTCCACGCCTGGACACAGTGGCAGATAAACCCATCACCAGGCACGATGCGCGGCAGTACACAGTTTAGACGTTGCGCCACATGTGGCCGATATGAAGTCGATTGGCTCGCCTAAGTGATATTGTTTTTTATCTCAATGCACACGCCGGTCATTTTCTGCGTGATTCACTATTTCCTTAACCAGTAAAGGATAGAATGTACAAATCAGACGTTGAACAGTCCATCTCCGAATGTGCCGTTGAACCACAGCGACGGCGCTATGTTTCATTGATTCGCAAGCAAACCGGTTTCGACTCGGACACGGCTGAATCGATATTTCAGCAGTGCTTATTCGAAGCATGGAAGCGGCGTGGGGAAGTGCGCGGTGATTCGTTTCGGAAGTACTTCTACAGCATTGTGCGGCGGACCTGCTGGGCTGAACGAAACAAGGCGCGTGCGCGGCTCGACAACGGTAAGCTCCCACCGGAGCACTTAGCTCCACTCGAATGCATCGACGCCGATCCAGCGCAGAAGATCATGGTTGACCAGATGTTAGCCGCACTCTCTCCGGAAGATCGCAAGCTGATTACGGAATGGGCTGAATCGCCACACGGCGCGATGCCGCATTCGTGGCAGCCGTATTTGATTCGGAAGGCGCTGCGGGAGCAGTTTACATGAACCTGATTTACAACGAAGACTGCCTGGAGGGAATGAGGCGCATCCCTGACGGTTCGGTTGATATGGTGCTGTGTGACTTGCCGTACGGGACAACGGCATGCGCTTGGGATTCGGTTATTCCGTTTGAGCCGTTATGGGCGCAGTATAGGCGCGTAGCTAAAGAGAATGCGGCCATCGTGTTGACGGCAAGCCAGCCGTTCACCACGGCGCTCATTTCGTCCAACCTAAATCATTTTCGATACGCGCTGGTGTGGGATAAAAAAATCACAGGCAATCCGTTCCTGGCAAAGTTTCAACCCCTAAAGACGCACGAGGACGTATGTGTGTTCAGCGCGACTACGCATAAATACTACCCTCAAATGACTACCGGAGATTTCCGTAAAAAAGGTGGAGGAAGGACGAACCTGTTTAATAAAAAACATGCTCAATCAGTTATTGGCGATCAATATTACCCGACTTCAATAATTGACGCATCAAACGCCGTTCGCGGAGATCACCCCACACAGAAGCCTGTCGAGCTATTCGAGTACCTTATCCGCACCTACACGCAGCCAGGCGAAACCGTCCTAGACAACTGCATGGGTAGCGGAACTACGGCAATCGCGGCGCTACGATCTGGCCGGCAATACATCGGATTCGAGAAGGACACCACGTATCATTCGCTCGCGTGCAAGCGGATTGATGACTATCTAGCGCAAGGCAGGCTGTTCTAATGTCTCGCCACGTAACCACCTGCACGTGGTACGACGTGCCGCACCTGTCTGCCGAAACCATCACCGATATGCTGTCCCGGTATCCGCCAAGCCAGCGTGAGGCGCGCTCGAAGGGCGTTCCGTCGCTCGGCTCTGGCGCGATTTATCCCGTACCGGAGGAAGACATCCTGGTTAAAGACTTCGCCATACCGGACCTGTGGCCGCGTGCTTACGGTCTCGACGTGGGCTGGAACCGGACGGCTGCGATATGGGGAGCACGAGACCCGCAGAGTGGCGTGATTTACCTGTACTCAGAGCACTATATGAGTCAGGAGACTCCGTTTGTCCATGCCGGGGCAATCAAGGCGCGCGGCGAATGGATACCCGGAGTAATCGACCCGGCCAGCCGTGGCAGATCGCAACGGGACGGCCAGCAACTCATTCAGAACTACATCGATTTAGGCCTGAACGTCACGCCAGCGAATAACGCGGTAGAGGCGGGCATTCAGCAAGTCTGGAACCTACTCGTGTCGGGCCAGCTTAAGGTGTTTCAGTCACTCTCGTACTTCCTGGAAGAGTATCGCAAGTATCAACGCGACGAAAAAGGCCACATTAAGAAGGTTAACGACCATTTACTTGATGCGTGCGTGGTTGGCGCCACGCCAGTTATTACAGACAGGGGCGCGGTAGCTATTGCTGACCTGATCGGCAGGGACGGATTAGTGTTGTCTCGTTCGGGATCGTGGGCGCGGTATTGCGGTGCTCGAAAGACTATCGAGAATGCTCCAATCGTGGAATTGACGTTCAATGATGGATCGACCGTAAAATGCACCCATGATCATCCGTTTTTGACCCCAGATGGATGGGTGCAAGCTGTTGACATAAAACTT